CTGATTAACTGTGCAACATCACGCGGTGTAACCATTCGCTTCTGCCACGATTGGGAACTGTTCGATGAAGATCTTCTTACATGCTTCTGCGATGTCCATGTGTTCTTTCTGTGTGCCATTAGCACAACGCAGATCAATGTAATGGATCCATGAACGAACTGAGCCTGTCATAAAAATACGAGTAGGAACAGCGAGAGGAAGCACAAAACGGGCGCACTCTTTAGCAACCCCTTGACGCAGTAACTCATTATAGAGATCAAGACTCTCGGTAAAATGTCTTGCAATCGCCCCCTGTAGTGCAGTCTTCTTTTCGGGGCTAATATCGTCCACTGAGTTTTGTCTGTTCTTAAGATCCTGAGATCGAAGATCTGGGACAGGTATCTCATCACTAAGGAGATTCGTGTCTGCATATCGTTGAGAAAATTCTTGATATGTGAAACTACGGTGCCTTAATATTTGAGCCGCAATTCCACGGGTAGTATTTATCTCAAGAGTCATGTGTGCTTGCTCGAACACCGACCAGTGGTTGTGTTTGATGCAATAACTCAGTAGACCAGACACCTTAGGGTTGTCCTGGTTCTTTGGGTTGCTTACGCGAGCAACATACCCCATAGTTTTCTCAGCGTCTGGGGTTACGGTGACAAGTTTTACTTCCATCAACACTCCTGTTCTTTGTTAAATTGTTTGCGGCACTTCTTAAGTTCTTTCATCTCCTCCTTGATCATTTGATAGGAGTCTTCAGGAGTAAGTTTTCTACCCATCTCCATGGCAATGACCATCTCTACTCTAGTGCCAAAATGTTTCAGTGCTTCTTCAAAGCAGTTTAGTTCTTCATACATCAGTCAGGATACCCATCGTCGTCATCGTTACTGTAATCAAACCCAAACTTCTTTGGGTCCTGTTGGAACTCAATCTTGTATGCTTCTTTGTCTGCATATACTTCAGACTTCAATGCATCCACGAGTAGTTCTAAGTTCTTTACGATCAGTTTAAGTTTGTCTCGCTCCATAAGAACAGAAGATACTGCATGAATTATACCATAAAAAAAGAGGGGTCGCAACCCCTCTCAATCAATGTTTTTGTAGGAGAAGAATCTCCCCGTAGATCATCCCGATGAAAGCAACACATGCCAAGGATGTTAATCCAACTACTTGTAATGCTCCCATGACGATCACTTGGTATAGGTCTTACCACGATAGCAGAAAGTGCCATGTGGTTCAGACATCTCAACACAACGTGTGTCATACTCAACACCACGATACGTAGTGTGATTAATCTGAGCGTCGTGTAGTGCAGCAGCTTTTTGAATCTGCTTGCGAATGAGATTGAGTGTGTTCATGAGTATGTCCTCTGAAGTTAGGGTGGTTTAGTCCCCGTTCCTTCAGTCGTTTGCGTCCCAATACCACTCACATTCTGGTGCTGATTCCTTTACGGTCTCAACCAACTCAATCTTCAATACATCGTCGATGTATTTGTTTGACTGAATCCTCAACATGATAGCATCAGTTTGCTGGCATGAGAGACTGGTATACAGAAGTAATTCTGGTATCATGGGATGAACGCTCCGTTCCGCGACTTACTTGCGTCCCGCCCGAGAGCGGGATGAACGACTGGTATACATTATACCATACTATGTATGGATAATAAAGTGTAACATTGGATACATTTTATTATCTTTTAATGTGCTCCACAGTGTGGTTAGTTGCTCCCAACTGCACACGGATGATGCTACATGCTATTGGAGCATCGTTAGATCCACAGGTGTAGACATCTACTGCTGCCATACCTTCTTCAGGCCACGTATGAATACTAATGTGACTTTCAGCAAGCATGACAACACCAGTGACCCCCTGAGGATAGAACTTGTGGGTCATCGTGTTGAGCACTGTCATTTTAGCACAGTATGCTGCGTCATGCAAGAGGTTTCTAATTAATTTCTCATCGTTTAACTTGTCTGGGTCACAACCATACAAGTTTAGTAGATAATGATCGCCCATTACATCAACCAAAACTTATCGTTCTTTCCACGGCAACACTTGCGAACTTTAATATCGAAACCGTGGTCCATCAACCATTTACAGTCGTCCCAAGTATCTTGCAGAGATGTGTAGAAGAACACTTCTGAATACTTCTTGGTAGAAATAACAATACCATTCTTATTAATACGACGGAGCACTTTAGGTTGCTCTACTGATGCGAATGGCCAGTATTGAATACAAAAAGTGTTCTGTGTGCTACTAACTCTGCCTGAGATACTCATTTTTTGGACTCCAAAGTTTAGGATTTGCTCTGCCTTCTGTCTGGGTCATGTTCTGGAAGTCCTGACGATACTTATCATAGTAATCGTCAAAGATGTCTACCTGCTTAGCAGCAGTGACAATATCAAATTTAGTTATACCATCTTGTAGATACTCTACAATGAAGGCGGTGTATGGGAGACTGCGATCTTGTGCAAGAGTTGGATCACAGTCTTCATGAAGAATCTTACAACCTTTGCCCATCAGGAACGCCCTCCCCACTTAATAGCAGGGAATGCTTCCTCTACACAGGCACGGGTGATCTTGTATTTCTTCTGTAGTGCTTTGTCCTTGACCAGGACCAGGAGATGTGCTTCCTCTTCACACAGACCCTCTAGCAGTTGAATGAAGAGGTTCTCACGCTGTGCCTGCTTCAGTCCATTGTTACCACCTTGGAAGAACAGATACAGGCGACGATACTCCTTCTCTAGGACAGCGTGGTCAGTGCCCTTAGGAGCATCGTTAGGGTTGAAGGGGACATCACCCTCAGGGATCATAGAGATGATGCTCTCATCATAGTTTGCAATCAAGATGGAACGCAAAGCATTTGTGTTGTGTTGCTGCAGAAGTTTAACCTTCTGTGCTTTTGTCTTAGCGTTGCTCACTTTTTGGAGCACTTCAGAAATTAACAGTTTCATTTTTTAAAAGGTGTTGAACTACGAAAGAAATATTCTTGCATCAGATCATTCAATTGATGCTGCTGAAAGTATTCCAATGGAACTTGTTTCCCATCAGTATTTAGGGAGTTGAACTCATCAAGAATTTGCTGCTCAATCTCCTCAGGAACGTAATCAAAGTCAATCAATAGACGATTGCGATGATAGTTTGCAAGTTGAGTATCATTCATACAGAAACTAGACGGTTCCATGTCAACCCACTTGGCAAGGTTCTTCTGACTAATCGGACGCTGACGCTCTCCTTTTACAAAACAATCATCGGGTGACAGGAAGTTCGGAATGCCATCCGACTTGTCTCCCTTGATAATATGTTCCTTAATGAATGCATGGGGATTATCATACCCCAAATTCTTCTTTGTAATAGGATTGTATTGATAGACTCCAGGATACTTGTGCAGTTGGATGAAGTCTTTGTCGCCTGATAGGATTAGTATTAGTTCTTTCGGACCTTTGTTTTTACACAGGGTAGAGATAACATCGTCTGCCTCTGCGCCAAGAACTTCTACTACTTTGTATGGAAAGTATGTTTTGATCTCATCTCGGATCTTATTCAAGACCTCAAAGATTGAAGACCAGTCGTGACCAGATCGTTCTCGATCTTTCTTTCTATTTTGTTTGTAGTATGGAAAGACTTGCTTTCTCCAATATTGTTTGGAGTCGTAGGCGAGAACCATCTCGCCATACTTCTCTCCATACTGTCTTTCATATGAGCGTAACGAATTGAGAACCATGTGTCGAACAAGTTTCTCATTCAGTCTGTCGCCCTTCAACTGTGCCATCAGATTACTAATCATAATCTGATTCATGTCAATAATAATCATCCTCCTCCTCGTTTTCTTCGTTGACGAATTTTACAGATAATAGCTCTTCGTTGATCCAGATTCCATCTTCATCATACATCTCAGGATGAGTGAATCCACCTTCTTCTCTCTTCTGAACTAAATTGTAGACCACATCATTGATGTGCCATCCTGCGATGATGCCTACAACCATTGACAAAAAGACGAAGACACCTGAGAAAAAAAGAATGACTGACGTTTGCATCTTGGGGACTGCTCCTTATTTACTAGGAACCTCCCAGGTAAATTCAAACTTGATTTGGAATTTACGCTTCAGGAGGTTGAATGTGTGTTCCATAATTGCACCACGTCTTTCTGGTGCTGGTTTCTCTCTCCTGAGCATGAGCTCTATGCCTTTATTTATTTTGCTTTCCTCATCAAAGTTATTCATTTAGATGAAACTAGTCCTCTCGTGATGAATAGTTTTGCGGTCTCGACCAAACCTCCAACTGGTTCCCCATCAATTATAACATACGGATAGGTCTTTGCGCTAGGGTAGGTGGCATAAAATTCTTCTCGAAGACTGTCTGTATTGACATGCACTTCTTCATATTCAAACTTAGCACGTTGCATAAGTTCTTTAACTTGGGTGCAATACTTGCATCCTGGTTTCGTATAGATTTTAATTACCATGGTTTTTTCTTCTTGAAATATACATTGCCTGCAATGATGATTCTATTTACACCAACATCAGTTACTTGTTCTACACCATGCAGTGCCCAACTTGGAAACGCAAACATTCCAGAGGTAGATTGACATGTAGGGTAGAGTTTCTGTCCTCTAGAGTTAGCAAAGAAGAATGCTTTCTTCTGTGTTGGAAGTGCTTTTAATACGTGAACCCATGATATGAATGCACCACACCCATGGTGATCATGAATGAAATGAGAGTCTGTGTCTGAGTTATACATCTGAACCCAATAAGATTCTCTTAAGTTACCATCCTTAGTTTCATAGTCTAGGTAACCATGGATGCCAACATCCTTCATCATCTCAGTAACTACCTCACGATAGAAGTCTTTGATGTGGTTGTCAAGTTCTTCATCTAGGATGGGTTGATTCTTATGGAGACCATCGACGTAGGTAGTGAAGTAACTTTCAGAATCATGTTGAGAAACAATCTGCTTCTCAAGTTTTTCTACAAAACCAGGCGGGTGTTCAACTTGCTTCTGCCAAAGGATCATAAAAAAAGAGGGTCGTTAGATCCCCGTATTATATCACCAATAGAGCATTCCTGCAAGCATGATGAGAAAACATATAATTGTGAAGACTAGGAGACCACCTGCTCCTATCCATAACCATGTAGGGATCTTGTCTTCGCCGTTAGGTTCGTGGTGGTCTCCATGGGCAGTCATGGCATCCAGCTCCGCAGCACCCCTTAGAGAGCGTTACCACGGGGCAGAACCTCCTCAGGGAATACGAAGGACTCATGTGGTTGATCCACTGGTGCCATCCAAGCACGTAGACCTTCATTCAATAGGATGTTCTTTGTGTAGAACGTCTCGAACTCAGGATCTTCTGCTGCTCTGATCTCTTGGGATACAAAGTCATAAGCACGAAGGTTGAGAGCAAGACCAATAATACCGATGGAACTTGTCCAAAGACCCATAACAGGAACAAACAACATAAAGAAG